ATTCGTTTCAATCCACTTATAAAGAATGTTGTGAATGAAGTACCTAACAGTATCAATATAATCGGCTCGTTGTGATACATCTTTACGATTCTTTTTTAGGATTGAACCGAACGCATCTACCTGTACATTTCGCATATCTCGAATAGTGCCTACACATTTCTTGTTAATCTTTAAGTCTGGAAAGTTATAAAGGACATAATTAGTATCAGCCCTGCTATTTTCATGCGTTGGATTGTTTGATACTTTTATTTGTGATTCCCTCATTCCAAGTCCACGTATCAATTGAAGATACAATGTAGCGTTATCCCTTTGGCTTATATCACCACGATTACCCATTGCATCCCCTGTAATTATAGCATTAGGCAAAGAGTTCTTATAACGGTCTTTAATGAAGTCAATCATTGCCGGAATACTACCTTGTTTTATTTCACCTTCATCAAATTGATGCCAGTGCCATCCTGATTGATCGAACCAAAAGTGATGGAACGTAACGCAAAACGGAACTAAGTTAAAGTCGATCGATATAATCAATTGCTTTTTGTAATCGTAAACAGGATAATCTGCTACGTGCTTAATATCGTTCCATTGAGTAGCAAAAGGAGATTGAACTTCACGTGATGCACTCCAATCACCGTATAATAACCTTTGTTTGTCATAATCGGAACTAAGTCTTTCTAATTGTTGAATGTATAGCCTTTTGAATGCTTCGTCAGGATTTTCACTAACTAAAGATTGAACAAACTGCTGATGTGGTTCTAATATAACAGGTGTTTCGTCTTTTTCAATGAATCGTTCTTTTACTGCACCTTCTGATGGGTTACCAGTCAATAATAATTTAGGTACAATACCGTACACATCTAAATTCCACCTAATACGAGTGTTTACTAATTCAATAGCCTTTAAAGTTATCTCAGGGGCTTCATCTATAAAGGCATCTGTATATTCAGTTGAACCCAAACTGATAAAGTCTGGATCGGACGGATATTGAAATAAATCTTTAAGGATTGTTTGGCTACCATTTGACCAATTGATAGTATGCTTTTGTGAGTTGTAATTGAAATGAACCCCCTGTCTATATCCCATCGCATTAGCTACCTTAAACAACGTAACTAAGGTAGATTGCTCTAAGTTGGATATTTTAGCACGACCTATTAAACCCCTACTTCCTGCAAACGTTGTTCTTCGGTAGATATGCCAAATACAGCCGAGATAAGATTTACCACCTCCAGCACCACCTCCATATAATATTTCATTAGTTACTTTATCTTCGAGAAATTCCCATGCAATTGTTTGTTTTGGACTTAGGGATATTGTAGGTTGCTCATTTTCCTTTTGAGCCATAGCATTGGTCTAAGGTGTTTATTTTTTTAGAAATTTCGCACTTTACGAGGTCGAATTTAGCGCAAAACTCCTTATCTTTTATCTTCAATAGTTGGGTACAAATAAACTCCCCATTCAAAGACCATGGATGATCACCTTCGCCACTTTTCAAAGTCCTGCCTAATAGATTGGCTATTGCACTATATGAATATTCCTTTGCGAATTCCTTTTTAATACGTTCTGGTGTCTTAATATTGAAGTCTTTACGTATAAGGTAGCAGATAATGAACCGACCATGTACGTACTCCTTAACCGATGTTTTCGATTTTAACTTATCGACATCCAATTCCAATGCCCTGCAAACCGTATCTATTATATCCGATGGCTGCACTATTTATTAAGTTGGATTATTGGCGCGTTAAACGTTTCTCCATTGGATGTTACATCTACGGCTGCCGGTATTAACTTAGCACATAGCTTATAGAATTCAGTTGGGTTTAACTTAGCCCATTCGCTTAGTTTCGCCTCCTTATCATTTTGGAGGTCAGAAAATACGGTAGTAAATACCTCTTTTACGGTCGCTGTTATCTTGTTTGGCGTTCCCTTAACTCTACCTGTTAATTTCTTATCACCTTTCTTAAAAGCCATGTTATTTCATTCTATTGTAACACAAATATACAAATAATTTAGATTAGTCTAAAAATTATTTATTGATTGGTATTAAAATACACTCATTAGCCTTTACTTCAAATTGGCCGATTACTATTGTTGTGCTATCGTTGTTCATTGCCTTAAAGCTATAAAGCCCTACTGCATTAGAGTATTTAACCGTCCAATCAGTTGAGCAATCAGGAACAAAGCCTAAAGGTTTTAAGGTTGTTTTGCCTATTGTATTTCCATTTACTGTAATTGTCAGCTTTTCTCTTATGTTGCCATTGTAGAAAGATACCGATCCGGATTTCACTGGTATAACGTCTTTCTCTTTCTTACAGGATATTAAAGCTACTGCTAATATTAAGATTGTTTTTTTCATTTGATTGTGGTTTTATGTTAATGTTACAAGCCATACAACGGTATAACTTATTTGCAAATACTTCATATATTTTATTTAGTCCGCAATTAGGACAAAGTTCAATAGTTTCAATTTTTGCCTTTTTTATAATTTCAGGCTGTTTTAATTCTTTTTGATCTTCTTTATTCATTTACTACTTATTAATACATGAAACTGAATTAGCTTAGGGTGAAACGTTTGGACTTACTGCATAGTCAGCCTTAGCAAAAATCAAAGTTTAAAAATTAAACTCGAATTTCTGTTAAGACTGCAATTGAAATTTAGCTTCATGGAGCCAACGTCCTTTCCAACTGAAATGAGTCAATTAATGTGCTCATTCTTACCGACTGCTTTGAAGTTCATTACAACCCCTATACATTCACGCTCCGGTTTTGTCCTCGTGTGTAGCTTCTGTATAACTCTTATAGCTACTATCTTAAATATATCGTAACAGGCTTTTTTATATCCGAGCCAATACATCGCATCGCTGTTATTTTATAATGTCGCAACCCACATTAAAAACAAAACCCTCACATCAATTAAGTTGCAAGGGTTTCCGATAGAGGGTTTTGAAGGCCATTAAACCTTTTTAAAATATGTTTTTATGTTATTTTAACCCTTGCAAGGAAATAATAACGAAACAAATATACTCATTTTTATCATTCGCAATTATTTTTTTTACTTTATTTTAATTTAGAATGATTCTTAATTAGGAGTTGTTTAGTTGATTTTATTGAGCTTCGCCACAATTGCGTTGTTTAGAATGAATATAAATAGTAAAATAATGAAAATAAAATTAGGAGGTATTGAAAATGTATGTACATTTGTTGCATCAAAACAAACAAAAATAAGTTATGGCAAAAACAATTAAAGAGCGAAGAACCGAAAGGCTTGTGTTAAGAACAACGCCAAGCATAAAAAAGTTTACAGTAAAATACAAGGGTGAAATTTCAGATGAAATAAATTTATTCCTTGAAAAACTTCAAACCAAATGGACAAAACAACCATGAACGACTTAACCCGACTAAAAGAACAGTTTGCCTTTCACTATGAAATGGCTCAGGCTATAATAGAACAGTTAGAACAGTTATTTAAAAGTAAGAAATAATGAAATCACTATCCTTCCACATAGAAATGATAATAGCAATAATTAACGGTTTAAAATCGAAATAAAATGTTTACACCCGACAGAAGTTTAGAACCACCAATAGACGATTCAGACGAAGTAACGGTTGACTGTTGTCAATGCGGAAAAGAACATTCGATTCATAATAGTAATAAAGTAGAGGTAACGGCATCAACAGATATGCACGATAAATACGAGCAATGGTGTAATGAATGTGTAAATAAATACAAGTAATAAAGGGGAGTTGGCGATAGAGGTTAAACGCCATAATAAATTTTATTAAACAGGTTCAAATCCTGTACTCCCCACAAAGTAAAGTTCATTGTTTCTCGGTTTTGCGAAGTTAAGCGGTGCTAATTTCTAAAGAAACATTCCTTAACAACCACTTAATGTGGAGCGAAGAGCTTAATAGGTTACGGTACGATAGTTTAGCTATGTATCCGGCAAATGGAAAACAAAAATAAAACTCAATAGTAAAGCATTTGTCCGACATACGGGGGCAATGAAAACTGAATTAACAGAATAGCTAACTACTACATTAATATACTCCTGCACAGCTAATAACT